AGGCTACGTCGATACGATCAGCCGCGAGTACGAGATGACCTCCCGCCAGGCTGCGCTCAAGTTTGGCCCCGAGGCGTTGAGTGATCCGATGAAAGCGGACCTCGAAAACACCAAAAGCTACCGCAAGTTTACCATCATCCACATGATCTACCCGCGTGGTCCGGGGGAGATCGAGCGCGGGAAAAAAGACGGCCCCAACAAACCTTTTGCCTCGGTCTATGTCGACAAGGCTAGCAAACACGTGTTGCTTTCGAGTGGGTTCGACGAGCAACCATTTTTCGTTACTCGCTATCTCAAGTGGAAGAACTCCGAGAGCTACGGCTACAGCCCGAGCTGGACGGCATTGCCCGAGGCCAGGCAGTTGAACTTCCTCGAAAAGCAGCTCGACAGCTTGGCCGAGTTGTCGGCGTTTCCTCGGGTGCTCATCCCCGCGGGGTTCGACCAGGACATCGATCTGCGAGCGGCCGGCGTGACTTACTTCGACCCGAACAACCCGAACGCTTTGCCGCGGGAATGGGGCACCACCGGACGTTACGACATCGGCATGAATCGGGCCGAGCAGCGGCGCAATGCGATCAACGAGGCGTTCCACGTGGATCTCTTCAAGATGTTCGCCATGTTGGAAAAACAGATGACGGCGCGGGAAGTGGCCGAGCGCAGTGCCGAGAAGCTCATCCAATTTTCCCCGACCTTTGCCCGGATGACCACCGAGCTTTTCAACCCGATGCTCAAGCGGGTGTTTGCGTTGCTGGCGCGGCAGGGGAAATTCCCTCCCCCGCCCCAGCAGCTCGTGATGATCGGCGCGATCCCCGAGCCCGAAGTCCATTACAGTTCCCGCATCGCCTTGGCGATCCGCCAGCTCGAGAACGCCGCGTTTATCCGCACGAGCGAAATGCTCCTGCCCTACGCGCAGATCAAGCCCGAGATGCTCGACAACTACGACTTCGACGAGATTTCCCGCGACATGGCCCGCAACGACGGCCTGCCGGCGCGGTGGCTTATGGACGAGGAAATGGTGGCGCAGCAACGTGCCCAGCGGGCCCAGGCGGCGCAGCAGGCCATGCAGGCCGAGCAGCTCGAGCAGACGGCCTCCGCGTTAGGCAAAGCCGGTGCGGTGCGCAATGACAGCATGATCGCGCAAGCGATGGGTGCCCAGATGGCCGAATGAAACCCGACGACAAACAAGCTGCCTTGAACCGCGAGCGCGAACGCCAGCGCACGATCCTGGCCTACCACCGGGTATTTGACGGCGAGGAAGGCAAGGTAGTCCTGGAGGATTTGAAAAGAGCCTTTGCCACCGAGTTGCAGATGTTTTCGTCAGCCCAAGATTTCAACCCGATTCCCGCGGCGATCCGCGATGGTCAGCGGGGCGTGGTGCTGCACATTGAAGCGATGCTGCGTCGCCAGCCGGCGGCCGACGGCAACCTCGAAGAACCCAAGAAGAAAGTACTCAAATGAAAACCAAACAACCTCGCAAAGGCCGCGAAGTCTTGACTGACACCGAGCCGGTCGAAACTCCTGCAACCAGCGACACGATCGTGCCGCCCGAGATGGACCCGATGCTGGGCGACAAGACGCCGGCCTACGTCGAGTGGCTGCGTGACAACGCCCCGGTCGAGTTCCAGCGCCGCTACGCCGGCCGCCGGACGCATCTCGGCTTCACGCCCGCCGAATAAATTTTATGGACACCGCAATCGAAACCCCCGCCGAAGCCTCGCTGCTCGATACCGGGGATAATACGCAAGCCGCGCCGGCTATCCCCGGAGCGGAGAACAACGCAGGGCTTTCCCCGAGCACCTACGTACAACCGGATGGCACACTTGCCGAGGGCTGGACCGACCACCTGCCCGACGACGCCGTGCCTTACAAAGAAACCCTGGGCAAATACAAGACCGTGCCCGACATGGCCAAGGCGCTGGCCCACGCCAATGCCCTAGTGGGCAAGAAGCTCGGCGTGCCGAACGAGAAGTCGACACCCGAAGAAGTGTCGGCTTACCGCAAAGCTCTGGGCGTGCCCGAGTCGCTCGAGGAGTATGACTTTGCGCCCGAGCAAGTGCCCGAGGGATTCAACTGGGACAAGCAGGCCATGCAGCCCTTTGCCGAGGTGGCGCACAAGCACAACATCCCGCCATCGGCCATGAAAGAGCTGGCCGGGCTCTTCGCCCAATACGAGTCGAGCAAAGTCGATGTCGTGCAAGGCATGTTCGACCAGCAACGCCAGGAAGCCATTGCCACACTGCAAAAAGAGTGGGGCGGGGATTTCCAAAAGAATGTCGCCGTGGCCAAGCAAGCCGCCAAGTTGGCCGGCGTCAACGCCACCAGCTACGGCTTTGCCGACCCCGAAGTGGTGCGCGGTTACGTGCGACTCGCTCAAATGATGAGCGAGGACAAAGTCGGCCGCGGACTCGCCACGCCCGACATGATGGGCGGCAAGGCCCGGGCCACCGACATCATGCGCAACCCGGAGAATCCGTGGCACAAACGCTACAACGAAGCCGACCCCGAGGCCGTCGCTTTGGTCACCGGCCTGCTCAAGCAGGCGTAAAAAATCGCAGGATAGAGAAACGGTATCTCACCAGCCCCATAAGCTGGAGTTCCGGGTTCGACCCCCGGTCCTGCAATTTTTCTTTTTGTGTCTTGACTGACACCCGGCGACCGCGTATGAGTCGCAGCAGAACGCAGACACCTCCGAGTTGGAGCCTGCTTTCCAAACGCCCGCAAGCCGAAGACCCCGACTGGGACACTCGGTAGGCCGAAGGGAAGCAACTAACCAACAACCACAACCCCATTAGGAGGAAAAACCATGTCTGCAATGACTCAAATCCCCGAGCACTACACGACACAGTTCGATCAGAACTGGCGTCATTTGGTGCAGCAAAAGAACTCGCGTCTGCGCGAGTACGTCACGCTGGACTCTATCTCTGGCAAAGAGAAGAGCTACAACCAGCTCGCTGAAGCGGCCATGCAGCTCATTACGAGCCGCAGTGGCGAAACCCGCATTTCCGACCAGGCCACGGCCAAGCGTTGGATTCGCCCGAAAGCCTACGACACCGCGAAACTGTACGACGAATTCGACGAGCAGCTCCTCGGCGAAGTCGTGTTGCCCACCAGCCCGGTGGTCCAGTCCCACGCGGCAGCCTATGCCCGCACGGCGGACCAGGTCATCATCGACGCTCTCGGTGGCTCGGCTTACACCGGCGAAACCGGCGTGACTCCGACTTCCCTGCCCTCCGGGCAGAAGGTCGCGGTCAACTACGTCGAGTCCGGCAACGCGGCCAATAGCGGCCTTACCATCGGCAAACTCCGCGCCGCCAAGTTCATCTTGGACAGCAACGAAGTTGACGAAGAAGAGGAGCGGATCATCGTCGTCTCTGCCAAGCAGCTCCAGGACTTGCTCCGCACCACCGAGATCACCTCGGCCGACTACAATTCGGTCAAGGCCCTTGTCGATGGCAGCGTGAACACGTTCATGGGCTTCAAGTTCCGCAAGACCCAGCTCTTGCCGCTCACCGTCTCGACCGACGTGCGTATGACTTACGTCTACGTGAAAAGCGGTATCGTGCTGGCCGAACGCGGCCTCAAGACCCACATGGACATCCGCACGGACCTGTCGCACTCGCTTCAGATCCGCTCGGTCGCCAGCCTCGGTGCTACCCGCCTCGAGGAGAAAAAGGTCGTCGAGATCGCCTGCGACGAAAGCCCGTAGGACTTCACTGACAACCGCAACTTCTAACTAGGAGATAAAACTATGGCTACATTCAACACCGCAGAAGCCGCGAAGCAAAACGACGCTTTGTTGGCCAACCGCGTGCAAGGCAACCTCGCCAGCGGAGACATCCGCTTCATCGAGGCCACCTACACGTGCACCGGAACCGAAGCCGCCTCGGGCGACATCATCGACGTGACCGACGTTCCTGTCGGCGCGAACGTGATCCCCGAGCTGTGCCGCGTTTCCAACGAAGCGAGCCTCGGCGGCAGCTCCGTAGCGATCCCGACCCTCGGCGATGCCGGCGACGCGGACCGCTACAGCGCGACCTCGATCACGCTCAACAGCTCCACGGCCGGCAGCCAGGCGTTCACCGCCGCGGTTGCTACCAGCGTGCTGCCTCGCCACACCGTGACGGCCGCGACCAAGCGCATCCAGGCTGCGCTGACTCGCACCAACGCGATGACCGCGGGCAAGAAGATCAGCTTCTTGATCGCTTACCGCTTGCCTTGATCGGCACGAAAAGATCAACCCCGCTGGCAGACCGGGCAAAGTCTGCCACCTAATTTATGACTGACGTGCAGATCTGCAATTTGGCGCTGGCACGCTTGGGGGACGCGAGGATCTCAAGCCTCTCGGAAGCAACCGCCCAAGCGCAATACTGCACGCTTTTCTATGCCCAGACCGTCGAGGAACTTCAGACGGATTTGGATTGGCAATTTTGCCGCAAATTGGCCACCGCCACGGCGGACGGCACGCCGCCGGCGTTTGGCTACGCCAACAGATTCCCCCTGCCGGCGGACTTTTTGCGCCTGCTGCGCATCAACGGCATCGACGAGGACGAGAACTTTGGCAAGTGGGAGATCGTCGGCGGGTTCATCCACACATCGCTGACCGGGCCGATCCAACTCGACTACCTCGCCAACATCACGACCACCACGCTTTTTCCGGCCGTCTTTGTCGAGTTGCTCACGGCCAAGCTCGCCGGCCACTTGGCCCTGCCGCTGACCGGTTCCAAGGAGCTGTTCGGGCAGATGATGGAGATCTACACCGGGACGCTGCAAAAGCCCTCGGTGACGGCGCTGACCTTGGCCCAGGCCAAAGATCGCACCGCGGCCACGGTCAGCAACGAGGAGATTTGTCGGCAGGCTATCCTCCGCATCGGCACGGCCGAGCAGCTCGGGCCGTCCACCCAAGGCATGCTCTTGGCGCAGTCGCTCCTTCCCCAGGTGCGGGATTCGCTTTTGCTCACCGGCTCTTGGACGTGGGCCAATAAATCGACCACGCTTACGGCTGAGACACTTTCCCCCGAGTTCAAGTGGGCGTACAGCTATGCTTTGCCGAGCGATTGTTTGCGTGTTTACCGGGTCAACGACACCGGCAACCGTGTGACTGAAGCGGCGTGGGAAATTCAAGGCAACCGACTTTTGACCGATGCCGAGAGCGAGGCTCCGGCGTGGCTTACCGGCCGCAGTTACGTGGTGGGCAATGCCGTCACGCAAGGCGGGCTGGTTTACCGTTGCCTGCTGGCGCACACGGCCGGCACGTTTGCCACGGACTTGGCCGCCAATCGCTGGGTGCTTTGGACCGGCGGCGTGCTGGCTATCGAATACATCGCTCGGGAGACCGATCCGACCCGGTTCGACAACGGCTTTGTCGAGCTGCTCTCGACGACTTTGGCCGCCAAGCTCGCCGTGCCGCTGGCCGGGGATGTGGACAAGGCCCGCTTG